TCAGTGCCCGAGATCGCGTGAAATAGATGCCCAGCTTCCCGTGAAATCACTGCCCACGATCAGATGAAATCTGTGCCCACCATCCCGCGAAACACGCAGACTTTCGCCCGACTTTGGGTAAGTCGCGCTTCGTACGGAGTTTGCGAGCCGTGTGCCAAGACCCGCGCCGTTAATCTGACGCCGCCACGCAAGCTTAAGATCGGTTCCGACCTTAGTCATCGCCCGGGTCGTCGCCTTTTCGCCTGCAAGAACCTCTCGGCGCATGGTCTCGGCGATGTCGGGGGAGGTTTTGATCGACAGACGCATTGTGAACCTCCAATTTGGGCGGCTTAGTCTTCGCCGTGTTCCACAAGGATCAAAAGCAGCTCGCCTTGGTTGGTGCGGTGGAGCCCTGAAATCATGAATTCCGGCTGACCTGGCCGTGAGACCATCGAAATTTGGTCGCCTTTCTCAGGCTCAAAAGGCAGCTGCGCGACATCGCGTGCGGCGATCCAAAAGTCGGCGATCATATCTTGGACAAGCTGAGCGGAAAAATATTGGCCGCCAGAAGCCTTCGCCTCCGGGCCATCCGAAAAAATCCCACGAAAAGAAAACGAGGCGCGATCGACATCAACAGATCGCGCCTCGTAGGATCGTGTCACCCGGGGAAGGAGAACTGCGACCTCGGCCATAACGTCGCCAATGGCCTCTGAAAGAGACGCATCCAGTTCGTCAAAGATTGAGGCCACGGTTCATTTCCTTCATGGATTACAGGTGAGCGATTAAGTGCGCTTGCCGGGGATCAGCACGCGTGGACGTGTGCAATACTGCAGAGCGTTCATCTGGAATTCCAGATTGACGCCCTTACCGTTCCGCATCTCGTATTGCTTGGCGTAGAGGCGTTGACCCTGTGTGTTGACCGTCTCGATGTAGTCGGCTGGCGCATAGGCGGTGCGGAACAGGCCGGGGACGCCCAACGGGAAGATATGGCACTTGTTGGTGTCCACGCCGATAGAACCGCCACCGCGATAGTTCTCGAAAGTGATCCCGCCGAACTCAAAAGTGCCAAAGCTTGATTGCTGGCCGTTTGCGCCAGCGTAAGCGGAGCGCAAAGCAGATGCTTCGGCATGACCTTTGTAGGTCTCGCGCACCTCAGGGTGGGCGATCAGGTCGTCGAAGAACGCATCGCCGCAGAAAGCATGGATGCCAGTGTAAGGCAGGCCATCCAAAATTGCGGCAACCCGGCGTACGACCTCCGCGCACTTTTTGCGCAAAGCGCCCTGCGTCGGCGTCGCCTTGTCCAGATCAAAGTCGACTTCGGCTGGTGCGGCTTCATCGAACTCGCGGAAGTAGTCGAACATAACCTCACCATCTTTGTCGAGGAGCTTACCGCTCTTGATGATGTTTAGGCGGTGATATTCCTCGGTCAGGGAAAAGCCTTGGCTGACTTCTGCGGCGCGATCAGCAATCTTTTGCTGCAAACGCTCCACAGAGACCTCAGAACCGAACGCGCGCACTTGCTGCACTTCATCGGCCATGATCGCATCGTCTACTTGGAAGTGTGGCACCCGAAGCGTGCGCAGGGTCCGCTTGTTCTTGCCGAAGGTGTCGCCGGTACCACCGCGCGGCGAAGCGCCAACAATGAGTTGGTTCTGCTCACGGTCGGTTTCAATCGCAATGTCGAGCGTGTCGATGCTGGTTGTCTGGAAAAGGCCCAGCTGACCAATGCGCGACGGGGCGTACTTGATCTCGCGTAGGGCATCGGTGAGACGCAGAACGCTGAATGCGTCCTGCTTAAATACGTTTAACAGAGACATTTAAGTGTCCTTTCTCGATGATCCGCGTTTAGCGGACGATGATGCCAGCGGCTTCAAGCTGTGCGTTTGCGGCGGCCTTCTCAGCGACCTCGTCGCGGTCGGCGTGGTAGGTCAGCACGCTGCCGTTGATTTCAGCGTCACGGACGATTGCCGCAATGTCTGCGGCGGCGTCGGTCGCATCGCAGCCGTACAGCGCCACGGCGACAGCAGCTTCGGAGCCGTCATCAGCGGTATTGGATGAGGCGAGGTACTGGCCGGTGGCTGTGACTTTGCCCAAGACGGCGCCCGGCACGATGACGCCGGCGCCACTTGCGACGGTGATATTGCCTCGCGAGCGCTGGCCTTGGGCTTCGCTCATAAGGAATTCGCCGGGGTGCCGGCCTTCGTTTAAAACGGTCATATTGTGATCTCCTCAGACCCTGCTCGGATTAGCCGAAGCGCTTGTTTGCGTTGTTGATGGCAACGGACCATCCGCCGGCAACTTTGTCAGACGCGGATCCAAAGCCTTGGTTGGCGTCGCCACCAAATTCGGGCTCGCCAGCTGCGCGGCTTTCGATAGATGCAACACCGGAAGACTTGGGCGATGTTGCCAGAACTTTCGCCGCATCCTCGGCGCTCATGTCCATATCTAGCGCCAAAACCATAGCCTGTGGCTCGCGGCCCTGAGCTTCTTCGGATGTTAAAATGCTTTTGATGCGTGCATTTGCTTGAGCGGCACCAGCGGCCATGCCTTCGGCCCGCGCGGTCTCTACGGCCGCATCCAATTGCGCCTCGGTGATGCCCGCGTTTTCAGCCTGCGGTGCTCCGGCTTGTGTGGTTTTGGTCATACCAAATCCCGTCCTTTGCGTTTGGGCCCCGGGGGCCGTTGGTGATTGTTCAGAAAGCACCGCGTCCAACGTCGCGATGCGGTCGGCAAGGCCTGCATTAATTGCATCCTGTCCGATGTAGGTCCGGGCTTGCGTGCCCCGGATGGTTTCGTCGTTCATGGCAGCGCGGCCGCGATCGACAAGCTCGACAAACTGGTCATAGAACTTGAGCACTTCGGTTTGGAGATCGGCTTGAACTGCCTCCGGCAATGGACCGAACGCGTTTCCATCGACCTTGTGCTTGCCTGCATAAATAAGCGTCGCTTTAACGCCTTTTTGCTCAAGCTCTGCCGACCGGTCGAGGTGGGTCAAAACGACCCCAATTGAGCCCACAATAGAAGTCGGAGAGACTACTATCTCGGTCGCGGCACTGGCGATACCGTAGGCTGCGGAGGCCGCCATATCGTTAACAAAAGCGGTGACAGGCTTGGTTGCAGCAAGCGCGCGCACTTGCTCGGCAATTGTAAACATGCCCGTGGCTTCCCCGCCTGGGCTGTCGATGTCCAAAACGACGGCGGTGACGTTTGGATCGGCCGCGGCCTCTCGAAGCTGGTGGCTTAGGCCTTCATAGGACACCATGCCTGAGTTTGCTCCAATCCAACTGCCTCGGTTCACCAGCGAGCCGACAATCGAGACGATGGCAGTGCCATTGGCCACTCGATAGCTTTTGCGCCGCCCCTCGTCGTCTGTAGCGCTGCCCATGAACCGGCTGGCATCGGGCCTCAGGCTCTCAATCTTTGCCCCATCCATCGGCAAACGACCTTGCAAAACCTGCAAGATGATTTCAGCCTTTGTCGGGTGAAGAAGCAGCGGACGGTTAAGCACCCTAGACGCGATCTGCGTCAAAGAAGCCCCTTCCGCTGCTGGCATAATGGTGGGTTGATCGTTCATCGGACACCTCCTGTGGCGACCGCACGACGGGCAGGCTTGAGCCCACGCAACGCCGTACACTTTTGCTCAAAGCTGCGGATGACCATCAACAGTCGCTCTGGGTTTGCTGCGTGATAGGTCGCAGAACGGGAGACGCCGGATGGACCGCTTGAAAACGACACGGTTGCGGCGGCCTGTCCGGCAACAAGCCGGATGTAGACCTCGCGGAGCGTTTTGGCCGCTGCGCAAGGATTGTCCTCATCGATAGTTAGAGCCATTAAAGCGCGTCCTCTTCATCATCAGGATCGTCGGCTTCGCCTTCAGGGCGTTCATCGACCTCTGCTCCGTCGGGTGCCTCCACGGCCCCGCTGGCTGCCCCCATGAGCATTGGCTCTGGCAGCCGGTACTCTTGGCGCATATCGCGTTCCTGCGAAATCTGCTGGTAGACGTCGTCAACATCTACGCCGATGTCGTTGCAGATCATTGCGTCGGACATCACACCAAGACGCTTCCAGACTTCGTGAGCTTTGGCTTTTTTGAGATCGTCGGTCGTTGGACGAGCCGCACCCAACCACTCCGCTCGGCAGGCCGCCGCACGGTTAGCTAAAAACGCTTGATAGCCGCCGGGGAAGGCGATCCGCCCAGCTGCAATCTCTTCCTCCAGCCATGCTTCGTAGACCGGCTGGCAAAACGGAGCGACGATGTTTTGTCGGCGCGCCTTGGTGATTGCAAAGATTTCCGTCGTGGCTGCCTGCAATGAGGAGTAGGTCGCGCCGTTATTGTCGCCGGTCGCGCTCTCGTAGGTCAGACCAAGGCACCGCGCCAATTCACGCAGGAGGTGCATCGAAAAGTCTTTGTAATCCGAGGAAGGCTGGTTGCTTGTGTGGAACTTGAGCTCTTGCCCGGGAAAAAGGTGCGCGAGCCGGCCATTGATCCCTACATTGAGCGACGAGCTCTCGTAGTAGCCGGCCACCATGTCGATGTAAGCTTCCATTGGCGCCACGCCTTGGGCCGACATTTGCGCCTGCTCTTGAGGTGTCAAAAGCCCGGCTAGAACTTCCTCGGTCGGCTCGTCCGAAGTGATCGTGACTGCAAACAGCGTCTGCACAATCGACGCCATCAAAGTTGCGTCCGCGAGCTGGTCAAACTGCCGCGCGACCTGCAAGGCCGGTGTCATTGGGGAGATGCCGCGGTGCGTACCGGGCAGCCCGTCAAAGACGTGGATCACCCGAGGCCGCCCAGCGCGATCCCGTGCGCGAACATTGTACTCGACGTCGTGTTTAAACATGTCTTTGCAGATCGCCCGGTAACCGATAGGCATACCGTCCGCATCGAGGTAGACGCCGTTCACAAGACGCGCCAAGTTTTCCGTTTTGCGCGACAGGCGGTGGGGCGGCAAAAGCCGAACCTTTGTCCCATAGGTGTTCCAAGGGCGGCGGCGAAACGGCAGCTCTGCGAGGATTTCGCCAGAAATCAGCCAAGAGCGGAAAGCCGCGCTTTGCATCTGACCAAAGGTCCGCATCCCTTGGATGTCGCATTCCTGGGCGCTGCGAGCCCAGAGCTCAAAACGGCGCTCAACTGTCTTTGACCAATTGGAAGCCTCGGTGGAGGACATGCCAAAGGTCTCGTTTTCAGGCAGAGCCTTTAAGCGCAGCCCCGTGCCCACGGTGTTGGCAACCGCCTGATCGACCGCACCGGCAAGCCAGCCGCTGTTGTGGATCAGGTCAGCAACACGCGCTGCGGCATCATCCCAAGCTTCGGAAATGTCGTCTTGGCTTTCTCGGAGAGCTGGGCGCCATCCGGAGAAAGTTACCCCTCGACCACCGCGCATGTATTGGCTGTTGTGCCGAGGGGCTGCATCGCTGCTGTCAGCAGGCGCAGGCAGCTTTTGGCCCGCGAGCAGGTCGCGGACTTTTGAGATCATTGACATGGTTTACCTGTTCAGCCTGCTGCCGGATCGTTGGAAGCGGTTACGATACGCGCCACCGCCGCCGCTCTTTTTGGGCGGAGGCAGTGGCGGATCACCCTCTGCAGTGCCGGCTTCTGGGGTTAAGGGAGGAGATCCCCCTTCAGACCGGTGAACACCCTCAGGGATGCGTTGGACGTTGAGCGTGTAGCCAATCGCGGAACACAAAGCCTCGCAGTCAAGGAGGTGGTTGTCTCTGGATCGCTTGACCCATTGTGGCTTGCTCCCCTTGAGGATGCGCGCCTCCGACGTGACCTGCCGGCAGTAATCTTCGTCCACGTCGCTGTGGACATAGAAAGCCCCGGGCACATCAATTGGCGTCCGCAGCCTTGAAATCACCAGGGACTTGAAGAAGTCAGTTGAAAGAAGGGCAAGATTTACTGAGTAGAGCGCCCGCTTTCCATCTGGTTTCACCTCGATCTTTGAGACCCGGTAGGGAGGGGTCATTACGTCGCGACCCTTGGTCGGCCAGCAGAGCCACGAAAACCGGCGGCAAAACTCGTAGACTTTGTGCTCGTTGCCTTGCTCGGGCTTATCGGGTCGGAACCCAGAGTCGATAAAGACCCGCTCGATCTGCATCCCCGCGACCGGTTGAAGCATCATTTCAGCCAGTTGCGCCCAGACATCATCCGCTTCTGTGGGCCCGTGCAGCTGGCCATAGTCGACAAGCCACGAGGTGCCTCGCGCGCCGAATGCCCGGATCACAAAGTACAGAGAGAACTTCTGCACATCGACACCCATGACAAGCCGCAGGCCGCCGGAGGGCACCGTTCTGGGCTCGTAAGGCAACCGGCGCTCCATGACTTCCTGCCATTCTGGGACGTCGCCGGAGGCGGTGATGGAATAGCACTCGCCGAAGCTTGCGTTCATCGCGGTCTGCACGCGGTCTTCATCGCCAGATTGCAGCGCGGTCAAATAGGTTTCAGCGCGCTGTCCCCAAGAAACAAAAGGAGAGCACAGACCAGACGTCCACATTGAGAGTGTGGAGCTCTCCGTTGGAGCGCCAGTGACCGATGGTGCATCTTCGACAAGCGCAATCCGTTGACCGGGCGCGACCATCGCCCCTCTAGCGTTCATCCATTCCTTGTCATCGTTTGTGTGCACGCCACCACAACGGGGGCAGCTCAAATATGCGGAGCGCTTTGCCTGCGATGGCGTGGCGTCCTTGGGCCAGTGCAACTGGCGAAAGCGCGGCACAAAGTATTCAGAACAATGCCGGCATGGCCAAGCCCAATGGTGCCGGGTGCCCTCTTGAAAGAGCTTCCAGATGGGGCTCTCCAGATCGTCCGTGTCCGAGACCCCCCAAAACTCCAAACCAGTGTCCTCGTCCAACTCGACCTCCACGAGCCCCCGGGCTGGCGTGCTTGTGATCGCGGTGACAAAATCCGCATACGTCTCACCGCGCGCTTCAACGAGGCCCAGCACGTCACCTTGGCCTTTGACGTTGGCCATCATCTCGTCAAACTCATCGATCAAAGCCAGCGCCGCTGGGTCTGACTTCAATGCCGACGATGAGCCGGCGTGCGCGAGACGGATGCGAACACCGGCCACGTGCTTAAGCGTTTTTTTCATGCGGCGGCCACGAACCACTTTGTTCGTTAGGCTTTCCGCTTCGTCCAAAAGCCCCATCAGGCGGGGCTCAAATTGGTCGGTTAGAAAGTCTTTAGTCGGCCCGACGTAAATGATCGGGGCAGGGCGCTGGTCAAGGCGCGCCCCGATGATATCCAGCATGCTGTCGGTCTTGCCCGACTGCGCTGAGGTCACCGCGACAACGCGACGATAGCCGCCGTTGTGCGCTGCGGACGACCACGGGATCATGTAAGGTGTTAACCAAGGGTTCCGGGGGCCTGGAATGCCGGAAGTTTCGGGATAAACGCGATTGTCCGCCGCCCAATCCGCGGGATCACGCTTCTGACTTGGCCGACAAATCTCGCTCAGGGTCTGCCAGAGCAGCTTCCGATCTTCGCGCCGCTGCTGAGATGCGTTCGAACGATCCATTAACTTCCTGTTCCAGCTTGCGCCGCTCGGTCATTTCCCGAGTGTATCTCGCAGGCAAAGCGCCAAATTCTGATTTAATAATCGCTCCAAATTCCAACACCACGGCGCGAGCGTCCTCGACTGCGATGAGTTCACGACGTCGCTCCGCGATCCGCAGCTCGATTTCGCGCGTGCGCGCCTCGGTCGCCCTGCTAGCCGCCACGGTCTTGCTGCTCTTGGATTGAAGGTCTTCGTAATAGGCGATCACACCTCGGACCACGGAGACTAGCGTGTATTGGTTCTTGCCCTGTTTCTGCACAAACCCAGCTTTGACCAGTTGATGCACCCACTGCGTGCTGCGCCCGCAAAGCGCGGCAACTTGGTTGACGGTAAGGGCATTGCCCCTTTGCTTGTCGACGCTTTCGGGCATTATATTAAGTCTCTGTTTTTGCTTATATTTTGGTTGATACACGCCGCGAGTAGAGCGAACGTGATTTCACGGCGCCAAGCGCGGCAAACCCCGCCACGCAGCAGACGCATCCACGGAGACAACGCTATGACCACGACAACCATCCGCATCGCAATAAGCGGCCTGCCGGACCACCTGGACCGCAGCCGCATGGATACCATTCTCGACGACATCGAAATCACCATCGCCGATGAGGGCGGCGTTTACGGCACGGTCAGCGCCGACAGTAACACAATCAATATCGAGGTGCAGACTGGCCAGCTTGTCGACGCAACTACCGTCCTCGCCGAAGCCAAATACATCTAAGCCTGATCAAGGAGATCATTATGTCACGCCTCAATCTTTCCGAACCTGAAACCAAATCCAAACCGGTTACCAAGCAGCAAACCCTGATCGATATGCTAAAGCGCCCGCAAGGCGCCACGCTGGATGAGATCGTCGAAGTCACAGGCTGGCAAAAGCACACTGCTCGCGGCGCAATGTCGGGGGCTCTCAAAAAACGCCTCGGACTTTGCATCTCTTCGAAGAAAGAAGAACGCGGTCGCGTATATCGGATTAAGGAGGCCTAAACCGCACGGCTTCCCTCTGGGCTGACATTATTGTCAGTGCACCAGACGCAAAGCTTAGGTCACCTTATACGGTTTTACCCGTATCCCTTTGCGGCTCGCTCGAGCCGGACTAAGCCGGATCAATCGAACCGTACTGATGCACCCCCTGAGCCGCTCCTAGACTGTAACGTCAAGCCTGACGATCAGGACATAGCCGTGCGCCTTGCCCGTGCTGAGACGGCGCTTGATGCCGAGCGCGAAAAAACTGCAATGATGGAGCGTTATCTAGGCGATGTGCGTCGGATGTTACCGCCACCCGATGCCGAGCCGCGCCGTCGTTGGTGGCCGTGGTGAGGGATGACAGTTTCGTTGAAATAGATACAGCCAGCGGTTTTACCATTGCTTTCTGTTAGCATACGTCACGCCTACTTGAAGACAAGGGAGAGCCTCAGCCACGCAAGAAATTCCTTGGCATCTTCTGATGGCTCTTTCCAATCACCGCGAAGTATAGGGTAACGGGGTGAACGCACACATTAATGTCAGCGGATAAGTTGGCTCAGGCTGCACACATGCCACCAGTCTGAGTAAATTGCATCATTTATAAAGGTGTCGTCAGTAAGGCTCTGTGACTATAATACGAGCAATGGATGCCAGCGCCAAAGACCGGTCATCAGCATCTTCAATTTGTTGAGCAGCCTGTAGTGCCAGCGCAATCGTCTCGCGAGCACCAGACGCATCACCGGCCTCAAATTGTGCGTTAGAAATGGATGCCAGCGTCCGAAAACGGTCATCAGCATTTTCAATCCGTTGAAACGTAATAAAAGCGCCAGGCACATCATCAGTCTGAGCTTGAGCCCTAGCAATGGCACTCATCGCCTGAGAACTCCAAACTTTGAAACCAACATCTTCAATCCGTTGAACCGTGATTGACGCGCCGGACACATCACCAGCCCGAGCCTGAGCCTCAGCAATGTCTATCATCGCTTGAGAGCCCCAGAAAGCATCTTCAACCTGTTGAGCCGCCTGTAATGCCAGCGCAATCGTCTCACGCGCACCAGGCGCATCACCGGCCTCCGACTGCGCATTGGCAATGGAAATCATTGCATCAGAACGATAATGAGCCACCCGAATCTTTTGAGCAGCCTGCAATGCCAGCGCAATCGTCTCACGTGAACCTGGCACGTCTCCAGCATTCTCTTGCAACCCAGCAATAACTGCTAAAGCCCGAGAACGCTTATCGTACCCCTCAATTTGTTCAGCTGTGATCAAAGCGTCACGCACATCACCAGCCTCAGCTTGCACTTTGGCAATGGCAGCCCACGTCCGAAAGCGGTCATCAGCATCTTCAATCTTTAGGGCCGTGCTTAAAGCAGCAGGCACATCTCCGGCCTTAGATTGCGCATCAGCGATGGATGCCAGCGCCAAAGACCGGTCATCAGCATCTTCAATCTGTTGAGCAGCCTGTAATGCCAGCGCAATCGTCTCGCGAGCACCAGACGCATCACCGGCCTCCGACTGCGCATTAGCAATGACAGCTAGCCCCAGAGGTATATCGCCAACATTTCCAATTTGTTGAGCCGTTCTTAAAGCCGCATACACATCTCCAGCCTGAGCTTGCGCTTCAGCAATGGAAACTAACGCCCAAAAATAATAAGAAGCCTCTTCAATCTGTTGAGCCGTGATTAAAGCGCCAGACACATCACCAGCCTCAGCTTGTGCCCTAACAATAGTAATTAATGGGAAAGAACGGTCACCAGCATCTTCAATCTGTTGAGCCGTCAAAATAGCAGCTTTCACCAATGCCACGCGAGCGTTGCCAATATCGCCGTTTGCAAGACGCGCTTTAGCCACCTTTAGTTGTTCATTTCCGCGGGACACCAAGAGCGGCCTTTCAGCTTCTGCAATCTGTTTAGGCAGGGCATCTAGATTGAGTGGACCAACAGGCCCAATCAGAAGTTGTACGGCAAGATTACTACTGGGATGCTCTACAACGATGAGGTTTAAATTCTTATCAACTAACGACAACAAATCGACCCGTTCTTGAGCCTGCTCTAAGCTGTCACTCGTCAGTTGCTCTGATTGTTTCCACGCTTGCATTGCTTCAACGAATAAGCGGTTGGCATCAGCATTGATGTCAGCGCAAGCAGGCATAACACTCGCAATGAGCGTGATCATTAAAGCGATTAACTTATTCATATTTACAAGCATTTCTTCATCAATAGCTTTAAGATTCTGTATCCTATTGATATCAAAAATTTGTGATATAACCACACTTTTTGTACTCTTGGGAATAAAGGAGCGAGCAACATACCTCTTTGCGTGTGTTAGCAAACTTCCGGGAATGCATTGAAGGTACGATAGACTCTCCGGTGCTGCGGGCGTTTGATTGCAGACCGAAGCTTCCCTTCCTAAGAGTGATTACTGGCACCCCCTGTTTTTTCTCTCGCTAAAATGACTTAATAGACTTTGCGTGCTTGCATAGAACATCGACAAACGGACCCATCACGTCCGCTGAGATCTGGGGTGTCGAAAAACTTATATAGCAGCTTCTCCAAGGCGGGCCGCTGTCGTTTCTGCAAAGGTGTCGCCGGAATTTTCCCACACCGCTTCACGGCCAGTGAATTCCTGCCATCGGCGGACGGCGACATCGACATACGCAGGGTTCAGCTCGACTGCGTAGCACCGACGGCCAGTCATCTCCGCTGCGATGATCGTCGTGCCTGAGCCAGAAAACGGCTCATAGATTAAGTCGCCTTTGTCGCTGTTGTTTTCGATTGGCCTCTGCATGCACTCGACAGGCTTCTGTGTGCCATGACCGGTCTCGCTTTTGCGCGGTTTATCGATCTGCCAAACCGTCACTTGTTTGCGATCCCCGGCCCAATGTCCAGTTTTGCCCTCGCGCACGGCGTACCAGCAGGGCTCGTGCTGCCAATGGTAGTCGCCACGGCTCAGCACTAGCTGGCCCTTGTCCCAGACGATCTGGGACCGTAGCTTAAACTTGGTTGCAAGCAGGCTCTCTCCTACGACGCCTGCGAACAATCCCGCGTGCCAGACATAGGCCACGTCGCCGGGGAACAAGGCCCATGCTTCGCGCCAGTCGGCATTGTCGTCGTTGAGCACTTTGCCCTTTGCGTAGTCACTGCCTGCAACACCGGCTTTTTCACGCCAGCCGGGATCGTATTCCACTCCGTAGGGCGGGTCCGTAACCATCAGGTGAGGCTTTTCCCCGGCAAGGACGGTCTGCACGGTTTTCTTGTCTGTGGAGCTGCCGCAGATGATGCGGTGCACGCCCAAGATCCAAACATCACCTGGTTGGCTGACCACCGCCGTTTCGTCCGCTTCCGGAGTGTCGTCTGGGTCAGTCAAGCCGCCCGAGGCTTCCAGCAAGGCGTCGGGCAGAACGCCTTTTAGATCATCCTCAGAAAACCCAATCATCGAAAGATCTTCGCCAAGCCCCATGGCATATAGCTCATCCCATTCGACCTGCAGGGTGTCAGGGTCCCACTCGGAGGTCTCAGCCAGCCGGTTGTCTGCCAGCGTATAAATTCGGCGGTCCTCGTCAGACCAGCCTCGCGCGATCATCACAGGAACCTCGGCCATTCCGATTTGCGAAGCGGCCATGAGCCGCCCATGCCCGGCGATGATTGTTCCATCTTCGGCCACCAGCATGGGCATCGTAAACCCAAAACGCGACATGGAGGCGGCGATCTGATCGATTTGTTCTTGCGGGTGTGTTCGGGCGTTCCGCGCATAAGGAATGAGATCTGCGATCTGCCACATTTCGATTTTTGAAGCAGGCCATCGCGACGCATCGGTGCGGTCGCGGGCAGTTTTTGTGGTGGGGCTCACAGTCAACTCCATTGGGTTTTCTGGAAATTAAAAAACGCGAAAATATCGGGCCAAGGCGCGCCGCATACACATCATGCCCCGGAGGGGACCCAAGGGGGGGTGCGTCGACCAGTTGCACTCTCAGGGCGTTGAGTGCGTTTTGGGTAGGGGGGCGTGCTATTGGAATGTCAGGCTTGCCGCAGCGCGGCACAGGGCGTCTGGTGCTTGGTATTCGTGCGAAGGCTAGTGGGCTATGGGGATGCTCGGTGGCTCCCCAATTGTTCAGGCGGCACCGGCCCCCGCACATGAGGAATGGCCGATATCAGGGGGTGTTTGCAACAGTCGGTGTTTGTGACCTAGCAATTCGAATGCGCTGCTTAAAGGCGCATCTGGCCTTGCGTTAAAGGCTTTTCTCTGCGCTAGGGCCCTTTGTGAGGCACTTAGCAATTAAGATGTCCAACGCAATTCGGAAACCGGGCGCTTGGGTGATGCGCAGCCAGACACCTTCGCTGATCCCTGACTAAATCTGGGGCTTTACAATCGTTCGTATTCACATGTTCTTGTCAGCCTGCGAGTAGGCTTGTTGTGCAGAACGAGGCTGGCTCAGAAATTTTTCGAACACAGCCATTGCCTGTCATAGCTTAAAAGAACTTTAACTGTTTGTTAAAAAAACGTTTGGGCCACCATCCAAAGAAAGCCACCGCCAGCCAAAACTACTGTAGCCACAACTACCATCACAGTGCTGGCACTCTCCAGTTTAGACTGATGGTTAATCTCGTCTTGAGTTACCCACTTGTGCCTTGATGGGTCATAATAACGAGTTACGCCATCCTCAAAAATTTTTCCCTTTTTGTGAATGCCGCCCAAAATATCCTCCAGCTCTACAACGTCGTGACCACTTCTCACATACTTAACCGACATTCGTTACATAGCCTGCCGGTGCATGTGAGGATCAACTGAGTCGACAACAGAAACAAGCTTTTTTTGCCGTTTGAAGCCTTTGCAGATTCACGGTCCATTGGACCAGAGGGATCGAACCACCGCGCTCTCTTAGCTGATTTGGAGGCCTGGCCTTAAGTGCTCCAAGCGAGAATGCGTTTGATGCGCTTACCGCTCCTCCTATCCTGATGAAGTGGCTGACATCGCTTCGACTGGCGGTTTTTAAGGCCAGATTTCACATCCAATAGTGGGCCCGTAAAGCAACTAGCGCTTTGTGAGAGGCTTAATGCTTGGTTCTAGCCTGCCATCTCGAATTATATTGCTTGGGTTTCCCGTAGTTGGTTTGGTTCTGCGTTCCGAACTATGCTTTCCGGTGCAGGCCAGACTGTCTTCCATGTACAAGTTCATTTGACCCAACGGAGAGATGGAGATGTCGTTGAACCCATAGGTGGGGTGCGTGGAGTTATCCCAAGTAGGCAAAAGTATTGAGATGTTTGTTGCGGGCTTTGAGGTGCATTAGGTACCACCTACTGGCCTGTTGCTAATTGATCTCCGACTACGGACACTCTTCCTATTTGGGTGTTTGGGCCCAAGTCGCGGTGCTTTAATATACCCTCTTCAATGTATAGCTTTGATAATCTGTACTGCTTCCATTCAACAGCTCGCATCTCTTCGTCGTGGTCAGATGCTATCATCAAATACTCATCACCTGATATTGTTACTCTGCGAAGGAACTCGGGATCAGAATTCTGTGTCAGGTTAGTGATTATTCCATCGATAACCTCTGGATCATCCACTCGCTCTACGGTGAAATAACAAGCCCCCTCATAAGCAGCGACACCCGCACCCAGCACTGCACCTGCAATGATCGTGGCTGGAGCCATAACCACTGAAGCTATTGTTCCTACGGCACCTGCCGTGCCGCCCATGATACCAACAGTACCAGCTGCAGAAGCTCCTCCTGCTGTTGAGCCGAGCATTGTAGCCCCTGTAACTGCATGCGTTAACGTGTAAAACCCTGCTGCCTTAGCGCCTGTGCCGACGGCTGCCACGGCTCCTCCTGTAGCTACAGCTGTTCCAGTGCCAATTCCTCCCATCAGGTTGCTTGGCCTATAGTCACAAGCTCCAGCAAAAGATGTATTTGGATTGAACGCTACGAAAGCAATAAATACCAGCTTCTTGGAGAATTGAAGCACTGTACGTTTATCGATCATCTTTCTCTTCTCCTGTTACTGCTCTTAATATCAATTTGACAGTTATCAGATTGACTGCCCAAGCCTTGATGTCCAGTAAAAAAATAAGGAGATACCCACGCACTATAACAGCACCCTCAACATCGCCTCTGCAGCCATCAAGATCCGATGTATTGACCAGTGAGGGGGCAGTATGAGTTGTTAGGAGGGGTGGACTTTGGTGGGCTTATTCATTTGGGGGCTGCCTCGGAACGCTCGGTTCACCGAAAATATGGAGCGATGGCAACGAACCCCAAAATTAAACCACAACGGCAGCCGAATGATTAAAGCTCAATCCGCCGCCCCTGCGCGTATTACAAAGCTTGGCCTTGAGTGTTCCAAGCGAGGATGCGTTTGATGCGCTTGCTTCGTTCTACAAGCTCGTAGGCAAAGTCTGAATCCAACCGGGTGTTGGTTTCAACAAGGTCGATCAGCTCGTCGACCACGTTGCAGGCTCGGCGCGAAGCCCAGCGTGCATCATCTTCATCCTCGGGCTCACCTAGCCATGGTATTTTGAGCATGCTCGCGGCCTCCCGATTAGTGATCTTCATTTGCTTGAGCGATTTCCAATCCGCCTCTATGGACGCAGGAACATCACACCCCCGCTTGGCGATGTTTGCCATCTTCTGCAGCCGTTCGTTTTCTGACTTGAAGCGCTCCCGCGCACGCTCGTCGCGCTTCGCTGCAAACTCAGGGTCCGCGTTAAGGCGTTTCATGTTGTCGGCACGATTGTCAGTCATGGTCTTGTTCCTTCACGGTCAAGGCGCTTTGAGATTGTGGAAAGGGCCCGGTCTTTCATCCTGTCGGCGTGGCGACGGCTCATGGGGTATCCCCTGGACTTGAGGGCGGCTTCGAAATTGGCGCGGTGTACCTTGCATCGAAGCCAAAGGTTCAGCATCACCGCGTCGCCGGGGCAGTCCTTTGCCAGATACAGCCGGCACCAATCCAAGACCCAAATCATCTCGTCGACGCGCTCGGGGGAGATTGCCACTCGCTTGCTGCGCTCGGCCTCTGCAACGCCCTCTGCCTTTTCTGGGAGGCCCCACCCGTAAGCGAGGTGATCTTCAAGCGTTGGAGTGTATTCGGGCATCGATGAGCGGATTTGCGAGGGCCCCGTGGAGCCGGCGTTGTATCGCGCCCAGCGAACGGCTTCGATCATGCGGTCACGCACAAGCTCAGGTGTCCACGTGTGCGCTTTGTCTTGAAAGCTTGCGGGTCTAGCGTTTTGCATCGCGCCGCCCCCCATAGAGCCGGTTTGCGATGTTGGTCACAGCCTGCCGCTCCCAATCGCTGACTAAATCATCGACAGGGATCATCGCTATGCCGCGTTCGCGCCACGCCTTTTGACTTTGCTCTTGGATGATGCGCGCCCTGCGCTCTGCGTCATAGTCGCTAGGGCCTTTGGAATAGATGCCTGAAATAAGTTTGTTCATGGGGCACCCTCACGCGTGGCGACGCATCGAGGACGAGCGACGATCCATTGACCGAGCCGCGGCATTGAGCTCTTCCTGCCCCTCGCGAAGCACTTCTCCGGAGATTGCGCCTTCGCCGTCACGTCGTGATCGGAAAGCCCCCTTTGCCAACCTATGCCGCTCCTTTGCCTCGTCCTCCCAAGCCAGCGCCTTTTGTTCGCCGTAGTGCGCCTTGCGTACCAAGAACGCAGCCGAGCGGTATCCGTCCATAGTTTCCCTGTCGATGAGCCCCCGAGCGATCAGCTTCACCGCGTGCGCCCCCCAGAGGAATTGCTCCCCAACGGGTTGCTTTGCCTTCATCGTGGCGGCAGCGGTCTCAAAGGGATCAAGGGGCCCGGACCGAGCGGTCCTGTAGGCAGCCTTGGCTTTGGCTGATGCAGAAACAGCATCCTCGGTTGCGGCAATCATCACCTTGGCGGGAGGCCATCCCTGCGCGCCGTGCCGGCGGCGAATGGCTCCGTTAATTTCCGGGGTCAGTAAGCGCATGTCCGCGTCTGTGTAATCGCTGGGAATGATCCCGTTGATGTCCTCGACCAGCAGATTGACCTCGTCGCGGATCGCGTTGTCTGAAAGATGCTCAGGGAGGCGGTAGCGGTGCAGCAGGCCGCCTGGGTCGCGGTATAGAAATTCGAAGATCGCGCGTTTTCGCTGCTCGTAGGTCATTGCCGCCATGGGTCCATCCTCAGTTCAATTTGCGGGGGTTTGCGTGTTGGACTGGCGATCTCGTCGCACCCGTCCTCCGTGGAAACTGATCCGAGCCGGTTGAGCCGGTCGGTCGTGGTCTCGGCCCGGTTCCGGGCGTGCGTCTGGTCGTCGTGCCAGCGCTCCTGATTGAGCCACGTTGTAAAATGAGGGATTTTCTCGACTGGTGTTTCGCGCTGGAGCTTAATCCAGACGCCGAGCGGGTCGGTGATTTCAGCGTATGTTGCCTGCCGGCGCGCCTTGGTCCATGCCTTGCGAGCCGCGCCTTTGCCCACTTTGCGCGGGTAGTGCCGCCAGACCCTTTCAAATTCGTCCTCGATGCTGCGGCAGCCGTCGCTGAGACCGCCTGATGCCTTCGCGACTTTGCCTCGGATAGCTCCTCCAAGGGAAGGTTCCGATACCCGGATCAGATCGCCTTGAGGGGGCCGATCCGCCTTGATCGCCGCATCGCGGTGATCATCTTTTGGTTCATTTCCAAGGTTAATATTTCCAAGGTTATGGGGGGCGCGTTTTACAACAGGGGCCTGTTGCGTTTTACCACAGGGGCTGGTGCGTTCTGCAACAGGGGTCAAACGCAGGATATACGAAGTGCTCGTCTGTGATCCATTGTCTCGCTCGCGTCGATTGCGTTGGATAAGCCCCTGCTTTTCCAAAGCCTCGAGGTGCCGCACAACGGTTGATCTGTTCATCTCGCACTTGCGCTCGAGGGTTTTGAGGCTGGGAAAGCATGCGCCCGTTTCGCCGTTGTGATGTTCAGCTAGCCAGTAGAGCACAATCTTGGTGGCGGGTTTGAGGCCCGGCTGCTTCATGGCCAACGCGGTCATATAATGGCTCAACTGGCGCCTCCTGCTTGCGCGCTTCTTGTTTCGGGGTCTTTGCCCTGTTGATGAAAAAGCGGCCCCGTTGCGGCTGCGTGGGCGTCACAAAGGCGCGTACAGGCGAGATCCCACAATGCGGCAGCATCAGCCTGATTGTCGTCCTGAGGGGCCCAGCCGCGCGTTTGGCATTGCGCAAGGATCGCGGCTTTTTTTGCGTCCCGTTTCATCTTGCCGGATCCGATGAAATGCCTCGCAACCGTTTGCGCGGGGATGAGGTCAAAGGGTATGCCTTTGCGCTCTGCCCAGCTGATCACGTTGGCTGTAAGGCCAATCGTCAAGAGCGTTGTTTCAAAGTTGTTGTGGCCCGCCACAAACGGCTTCTCGATGAAAATTTTGGTGACGCCCACCTCGACGATCAGTCGTTGCGTGAGCCCCTGAATTTTCATCAGCCGGGTCGCGTGAAACTTAGCCTCATGCTCTGACTTTAGGTCGAGCGTCCAGAGCTCCGGTTGACCCCCGCAGGGGCCAACCGCGACACCGGTCTTCGTGGCAAGGTCCAGTGCCGCTACGATCATCAGGCGGCCTTCCAGCCGCGCGTCGCGTGCAGGAGAAAGGTTTTCACCCACTCGCAGCGCAAGACGACCCTCTTTTGATTAGGTAAGCGATGCTTCCCCCATCCGCGTTGTCGCGTGAACCGACCGTGCTGGGAGCCCGCCATTAGTTTGCCCCCATGTCAGCTTCCATGCCGGTGGTCTCCACGCCCTTGCGGTCGAGCAAGTCGGAGATGCGGCTTTCGGCCTCGATCTTGTAGGCCTCGTAGCAGGCGGACATCGTGCGCCAGTAGTCAGCGAACTTTTCGTCCGACATGGCGTGCATTGCTCGGAAGTCAGCAAAGGCTTTTTTATGGTAGCCACGCTCGTCAAGGATGCCCTTTATATTGGAGCGGTGCTCGCCGTTTGCTTCTGATATCGTCTGGGCAGTGTCTTCGGCAGTGGTAATATCTTGAAGCAGCTCTTCAAGCGTAATGCTGAAGCCCTTTTCGTTGTTAGGATAGCTCATGAGTTTTTTCCTTTCGTGCCGGTCGGGGTCGTTTTTCGTTCGCTTGGTGCGGCCTGGCCGTTTGCTTTCGTGATAGCGTCACGGCGGCGTTGTTCGCCGGCTGCGCGGTGGTCAGCACAGGTGCGTAAGTAGCCACGCTTAGAAGTTGGTTTTTGAGACCGGGGTCCGGGCCACCCAAAGCCAAAGGGTGCTCCTGGACTGCCGCAGACAAAGCAGCGGACAGCAATTGCCAGGACGTCTCTCAGCGCGTTTTCAAAACCAAAAAAACAAACTGCAGCCGAAGCCACTGTGCGAGCAGGTGAATCTGCAAGTTTAACTCCGGCTGCACCGCTCCATTTTAAGGTCAAGTCCCTGTCAAAAATGTAAAAAATACTTTTGCGATACAGACTGTTTCTACAAAAGAGCTTCAATTCCGTGCCGATGCGGGCATGTATGACGTGCCAGCGGGACATCATTAGGACGGCTTCCCGGTACGCAAAAACTCTCGAGGAGGGAGGTATTCTGAATGATCATTGCTCTGCGCTCGAAAATTAAACGCGCACTCGGGGCAGTTAATCCCTTTCGTCTCGCAGATTTGGCGGATGACGGGGAACCATGCAGCTGGGAACTTGCCTCGTACCACCGCGTTGTTGACTGCAGACGCCCCAACGCCCAAGATCGTAGCGATGCGCCTTTGCCCAAGCTGTGTAGCAATGTGTTTTGCTCTGTTCATGGTCCCATTTTCCACAAAAAGTGGATAATCACAATACCACGATTTGTAGATTGCAAAGAAATTCACATTCGGTGGATTAGTGGGCCATGAATGAACGTCCAGAATTTTATGAGATCGGCGTGCGCCTCGAGCGCATACGGCAGGCTTTTTCAGACGACAGCCAAAAAGCTTGGGCTGAAAAGAACCGCTTTAACATAACTCAATATAACAACTGGGAAAAAGGTAACCGCCGAATTCCAGTAGAGCGCGCCATGGACCTGTGTGATCGCTATGGCGTTACATTGGATTTCGTGTATCGCGGGAGAAGCGACGGGTTGCCGGAAAGCCTGCGGAAGTCACTCTGAGAGCACCAGCCCATGTGCTCGACCACGTGGTCAAGAGGGACATTAAGTTGTTCTGCCACCTCGATCATGCGGTCGAGGCGACGATCTACTTCGGCTTGATGTGCTGATTGCCCCATGAGAACGAATTAGCAACATGCTGCATAAATTGTCTAGCCTGAAAAATTAAAATCCACACTTTGTGAATTTATGATTGCGTAATCCACAATGTGTGGATTAATGTTTCCCTAGAACAAGGGGGGAACACATGTTTCTAAAACAATCCAAAATCACAAAGTACGCGATCAAAGTCCCCCGCATCAATTGGCGCGCAGTTCGCCTGATCATCGAGGACTGTATTGGCGCAATTTCGATTTTCGGGACTGGCTACCTCATTCTCCTGATCGGTCACGGCCTCGGCCTTAACTGATCCGAGCTTTGGGCGCTCAAACCCGCAAATCCACTCCGGAAAGAACAAAGTGATAACATACATAAACGTTTTGCTCAAATCTGCGCACTCGCCTCGTCTCGCCATCGCGATGGTGACTGAGCGGAAGCACCACCAATGATCCGAAGCTTCTTTCTCTCGCACCACGTCGCATTTCTGCGCGCCGATTTGTGCAAGTGATGCGTCAGCCCACGCTTCTTGTCCGCCTCTATGCGTGGCACCGAGCTGCGCTAACCGGAAAGGTTGTCCCGATCCACGAGGGCGAGCCGCAATGCGGATGGTTCAAAACGCGGATGGTTAAGAGCGGCCCCTTCGTCCCCGCGTCGATAACGATCCAGCGCGAGGTGGACGAAAACGGCGAGCTGGCAAGCGACGAGCTGCTTGTTTGTGAGGTAAACGGCGAGCGCCGCGATCCGGCCAGGGCATGGCTGTCGATTTGCAAGAACCCGATTAGCCGGGCCGAATACCTCGAGCTCCAAGACCTCCAGCGCCGGCATCCCGAGATGGCGGCGACCCACGCACCGATCCGGCTGCGAGCCGGGCAAATCAGACCATGAAAGGAGCCATAATGTTTGTCTCTGTGAAATTTAATCCGCGGCATCACCGCACCTATACCTACACCTATGACGGCGACCAGCCGCTGCGTCCGGGCGACATAGTCAAGGTCGAGACCAATGACGGCACTAAGGCCGTCACAGTAGCGGCCGTCGATGTGAAGAAGCCGCCCTTCGCTTGCAAGCCCATCGCTTCCGTTATGCTCGAAGGGGAGCTGTGATTATGCTTGACAACGAAAAGGCTGGGATCGGCCATAACAATGGCCCCGTGTTTAACACAGAGATTGTGGAGGCCTTCGCGGCCGAGGCGTCGGAGATCGCGGATGCGGCTAGCGAGTGGGCGGACGTCGAGATCACGACGGCGACCAAAGCCGGCGAGCTGAAGGATTTCCTCGACACGGCCCGGGCAAAGATTAAGGAGATTGAGGAGCGGCGAAAGGCCGAGAAGCAGCCATTCCTTGACGCCGGCCGCGAGATCGACGCCAACTTCAGAAAGGTCGCTGGGATCATCGAGCAGGCTGGCAAGCTGGCAAGAGCGCCCCTCGAAGCCTTCCTGCGGGAGCAGCAGCGCATTGCAGACGAAAAGCGCCGCGCAGAGCAAGTGGCCGCACGCAAGGCCGCAGAGGAGGCGGAGCGCGAGCGCCTGATCGCCGAGCGCAACCGCAACGCAGCTGCAATGGCGGAAGCCGATGAAAAGGCGAAAAAGGCGGCTGAGGCGCGGAAGGCTGCGGAGGCCGAAGCCCGGGTCAAGGTTGCGTCCGCGACCGGCACCGGCACCAACCGCACTGGGCTGCGCACTGTCCGCTCCGCCCGCCTTAGCAACATCAACCAAGCGATGCTGCACTACCGGGATCGCCAAGATCTGCACGATTTAATCGTGCGTATGGCCAACGCCGATATTCGCGCGGCCAAAGGCCATTCAATCAAAATTCCCGGCATCGATATTTATGAGGAGCAAAAGCTGTGAGCACCGCGATTGAAAAGGTTAAAACCAAGCCACTGACCCAAGTGAGCAACGTCAAAGAGCTGCTTTGGAACGAGGCGGCCAAAGCCCAGCTTCAGCAGGTCGCGGCAGGGCATATGAAGCCCGAGCGTATGATGCGGCTCATGGCAAACGCCATGCGGACAACCCCAAAGCTTGCGGAGTGCGATCCTATGAGCCTCTTGGGCGGGCTAATGACCTGCGCGGGGTTGGGTCTGGAGCCCAACACGATCATGGGGCACGCCTACCTAATTCCGTTTAAAAACAACCGCAAAAAGATTACCGAGGTCCAGCTGATAGTCGGCTACAAGGGACTGATCGACCTTGCGCGCCGCTCCGGACACATCTCTTCAATCTCGGCCAACATCCATTACTCAGATGACGAGGTCTGGGAATACGAAGAAGGCACGGAGGCGCGCCTGCGCCACGTCCCGGGCGCGCAGGAGGGCGACAAGCTGCACGCCTATGCCATCGCTAAATTCCGCGACGGGGGACACGCTTATGTGGTTTTGCCATGGGCCAAGGTAGCGAAGATCAGAAACGGCTCACAGGGTTGGCAGACGGCGGTCAAGTACGGGACGACGGAACGCAGCCCTTGGAGCACCCATGAGGACGAAATGGCCAAGAAAACGGCCATCCGCGCGCTTTCAAAATATCTGCCCCTCTCGGTGGAATTCCGCGACGCAGTGACCGTGGACGGAGGGCAAGCAGACTTTGCTTCCTTTGCGATGAACCCCAGCGAGGCGCTGGATGCGGTCCCGGACGATCAGGATGGAGAGACGATTGAGGCGGAGGCTATCCAAGACGCTGAAGGTGAGAGCAGCTTCCAATCGGACTATGAGCAAAGCGAAAAGACGTCCGATGAGGATGCGAAGCGCGCCAAAACACGCGTTGCTGAGGCCAGGTCTGCAAATTCGGAAAGCACACCCCAGAAGAAGAAAGAGGCAACCCCTGACCTGGCTGACGAGGCCGCAGCGGGCCTTGTCGCGCGGATTGTCGCTGACCTAGCCGATTGCGAAGATGCTGACGCGGTCGATGCGGTGATGGCCCTTTGGGAAGATCAAATCGCGACGCTTTCCAGCGCCGCGAGGGTACAGGTTAACCAGGCCGCCGAGGGTGCTACCAACGGAGGGTCAAAATCATGACCATGGATGATCGCCGCAGATCCGACCTGTATCAGGAAATCCTTGAGGACCCAGTAAAGGCCTACAGCAAGTACGCTGGCGGCGAGTTGGGGGAGGGGCTTCGCCGCTGGGTGCCTGCACACATGCGGGCGGGCCTAACGCGCTACATTCTGCTTGGGATTTTGCCCGGCTCTTTTCTTAGCTCGGTGCTTCAAAACGATTTGATCCAAGCGACAGCCAAAGCCGACGAGGTCAACCGAGAGCAGCTCTACAAATACGTGTTGTTTTTGGTGAACTACGCTCCCGCCGGATGCTGCGGCTCCTTGGAGATGATCCAGCAATGGTCGTTGCGTGGCGGTCTTGTGAATCAGTCAGCGCGGGGCAAGGCACCATGCTGACACCCCGCCAGCACGAAGCCCTTGTGTTTCTCGCCGCCTATACCAAGCGCACTGGGTATTCGCCTTCCTTTGGGGAGATCGCCGAAGCGCTCGAGCTTGCCTCAAAATCTAACGTCTATCGGCTGGTTAAGGCGTTGGAAGAGCGCGGCTACATCCGCCGACTTCCGCACCGCAGTCGCGCAATCCAAATCTTGAAAATGCCGCAAGGCAAAACGGAGCAATTATAATGGCCGGCAGCGTCAACAAGGTCATCATTATTGGAAATCTCGGCCGCGATCCCGAGGTCCGTTCCTTCGACAACGGCGGCCAGATTTGCAATCTGCGCATCGCGACCTCTCAGACTTGGAAAGATAAGAACACAGGAGAGCGCAAAGAGCGCACCGAATGGCACTCCGTGACGATCCACAACGATGCGCTCATCCGGTTGGCGGAGCAGTATTTGAGCAAAGGCTCAAAGGTCTACATCGAGGGGCAGCTTGAAACCCGCAAATGGCAAGATCAAAGCGGGCAGGACCGGTACACGACGGAGATCGCGCTCCGACCCTACCGCGGTGAACTGACCATGCTTGACGGCCGCCGGGATGGCGCCGGCGGGGGCGGCGGCCAGGGGGGTGGCTATTCAGGCGGTGGCGCCCGGCCGAGTGGAGACCTGGACGATGAGATCCCCTTTGCCCCGGAGTGCCGCATATGACCCAGCGCTTGGATCTTTGCTTTGAAAAAGGAGCGGCGTGATGGGCTACCCCTTTTTCATCCAGCGCAAAGGAAACGTCTTGGTTCCGACCTCGAAGGCAGGCCAGCTTGCGATAGAAAAGCTGAAGTTTGGCAAACTCTACAAGATCGAGCCCAAGCAGCCGCGCAACCTTGATCAAAACCGCATGTTTTGGGCGTTTATGACCTACGTCGCAGAGGCCTTGAACGACGGACCGACTAGCGCTGAATGGACGGCTGATAACATCAAAGAGGATCTTCTTGTCGCCACAGGGCGCGCGCGCATCCGCTCGATGACGCGCACAGAGCGCCTGCGCCATGACGTGCCGGAGGATGCCATGGCAATTATCGCGCGCCCTGTGTCGATCAGTTTTGCATCCATGAGCGGCGATGAGTTTTCCACATTCATGGACGACGCGATGGCCTACGTCCGCGATCACCTCGTCCCTTGGATCGAGGGCAGCGATCACTGGCCGGAGATCGAAAAAACCCTCGTTGCGAGCTTCATGTTTAAAGGCGATCAAAACGGGGGTGCCCAATGAGCATTTCCTCATCCCTTCCGACTCCATTTGAGGGCCCAGCGCCGATGCAGCGGCTTTGGAACGCGCAGACCGGCCGATACTTGCACCTCTCGGGGAGCGGCGAGACCAGGGACGAAACCTACTCTTGGCTGGGATACAAATATCAGGCGAACAACCTGCGTATCGAGACGGTCAAGCGAGGCGACCCGTGGCCCTACACGCTCCAATCCCGCGACGATCATGTGCCGGGCAAAGAGGAGGGGCTGGGCATGATGGCAAGCTTCAAAGCGCGCAATGCGGTCTCGCCCACGATCCGCAAGGCCTCGGCCGGGCAGGAGTGTACCCTGCGCATCGAAGGCATCTGCCGCAACAATCCCGCTTACACGGTCGGCGCGCACCTTCGCATTTTCAACATCGCCGGGATGGGCCAGAAGCCAGACGATCTGTTTATCGTTGATGGATGTGATCGCTGTCACGACGCGCTTGATCGCCGGGGAAATGCGGCTGGGATCTCGTTGCAGGACATTTTGATGGCGTTGATTTTCACGCAGCGGCGGCGCCGGGCGGCGGGGCTAATTTTTCTCAAAGGGGAAAGGGCGTGAGCGGCCTTACGAAATACCAAGGGGCCGCGCATCGCTGCATCGGCCTCTTGGTGCAAAGACATTCTTTCCACGGAGTATCGTTTGCAGAGCCGAGGCTACTGCATGCCTCAACGCAGAACAAGAAGGGCTGACGATGCCACGCAAGCCTGCAACAATCACTCAAGCCGACGTCGCGCGCACCCTTCGCGCGTTTGATCAGGTCGGAATTCCCGTCGAGGTGACCCTTGAACCGGATGGGCGTGTCCGCTTCACGCCGGTTGTTGCCGGTGGGGTGCCGCCTTTTTCTGGATCGCTTGACTACGAGGCGAGGATCGAGCTGTGACGGACGTCATGCCACGTAAATTGCCTTACCTGCATCGCGAAAAAACCCGGCACGGGACGATTACTTGGTACGTCCGGATCGGGCACGGCCCTCGGGTGCGCCTTAGGGCCGCGCCGAACAGTCCTGAGTTTATGGAGCAGTATCGGGCAGCGATTAACGGTGATGTGCCTTCGCCTGCGTCGGTAAAGCCTTCGGGCGATCCGCGAACGCTAGCGTGGCTGGTGGATCAATGGCGCAAGTCCTCCGATTGGGGCAGCAAGGCCAACGCGACGCGGCGGCAGCGTGAAAACCTGCTCCACCACGTACTTGAGAAGAGCGGCCGGGTGCCATTTCGGGCGGTGCGAAAGGAACATATTGTCGAGGGTCGCGAGCGGCGGCAGGCGACGCCCTTTGCTGCAAACAACTTCATCAAGACGATGCGGGCGCTCTTTCGCTGGGCGGTTGAGGCGAAGTTCTTGGATGAGGATCCGACAGAGGGCGTGACGTTCATCAAGACTAAAACTGATGGGTTTTTGGCTTGGACGGTTGACGATGTGGAGCGGTTCCGGGCGCGCTGGCCTTTAGGCACGCGGGAGCGGTTGGCCTTGGAGGTGCTTTTGAACACGGGCCTGCGCCGTGGTGATGCGGTGCGGCTGGGTCGCCAGCATGTGCGCGATGGGGTGGCGACGTTGCGGGCTGAAAAGACGGGGGTGGAATTGTTCATCCCGATCCTTCCCGCGCTTGCGGAGGCGTTGAAGCATGGCCCTAAGGGTGATTTGACATTTATCTGCGGCGCGAATGGCCGGCCGATGGTCAAAGAGAGCTTTGGGACGTGGTTTAAGAACGCGTGCAAGGCGGCGAAGGTCGCGGGTTCTTCGCATGGCTTGCGCAAGCTTGCCGCGACGATGGTGGCTGACCGTGGAGGCTCTGAGCACGAGTTGCAGGCTCTTTTTGGTTGGCAGACGGGTGATCAGTCGGCGGTTTACACGCGCAATGCGAACAAGCGTCGATTGGCCATTAAGGCAGCGATGCGGCTTGCGAGCGGGAGCTAA